TTAATATTTAAAATTATTAAACACTTCTAAAATTTTATCTTTATCTTTATGTTCATCTGCTCTAACTATCATAATGTCATTTTTTAACACTACTGGTACATTAATTCCGCTCATATCTATTTTGCCCTTTTTAGCTTGTTCATAGAACTTCTTATCATCTTCTTTTAAATTTTTAGAATCGTAATAATATATTTCTATAGGACTTCCATTTAAATCAAACTTGTATCCGTTTGTAGCACCTAGCATAGAGTAAGCTAACTCTTTATTATCACCCACAGTAAAGCCAGCTTTAACAAATTCTTGTTTCAAGCCATCCAATGGATTTGCATTTTTATTACTTTCTTGTCTAGTAGGCTCTTTTGCATCCGCATTTTCGGTTGTTTGAGTACTGCCGCAACCAACTAGACTAGTTATTGTAAACAATGCTAATACACTAGCTATAAACTTTTTCTTCATCATTAAATCCCCCTCATATCCTTTATATTATTTGGTATATTTGTCAAATATGATGCATAGAATCAAAAAAGAGGTAGTATTAAAGAAACACTCGCTATAAAAATACTATCTCTTTTTATTTATACAATTGTATTTTCAACATATTCTTATTTCCAATTAAGTATGTAAATTTGTATTTCAAAAAACTGACAATACTTTTATCATATTATTTTAAAATTATTATTATCTTTCTTTTAATACAAATCCGCCACCCTCATCATATGGATCATCCTTAACAGATTTTTTGTCAAATGCCTTGCCAGGGTGGGATTTAGGTACCGAACGATTTTGTGAATAATCTCCAATTGGATATGCGTCTTGAATTCGTACATATCCAATTTTATCACTTGTTGTTCTTCTAGATTCCCTTATTGGTTTCTTTTTGTTTTGTTTATTTTTGTCATCCACTTATTTTATCCCCCATTTTTATCTTAAATTGAATTTAAAAAAACACTAATAGTTCTTAATATTACTGTTAGCACAAACAGATACAAGCCAGTAGTAAAACATATATTTTTAGCAACACTTACATTAAATGCAAGTCTTGTAGCTCTATTGGTTGCATTTATTATTTCTTCATAATACTCATCCAAACCCGAGTATTTCTTCCTATTTTTACATTTCTTATATTCTTCTAACATTTTGTCTGCAAAAGGGCTTTCTTTATTCTCATATCCATATTTCTCCACATCTATTTTGTATAAAGCTGATACAATTCTTCTAATAATTTTTTTGTGTAAAAGATTATCATTTAAAGCTTGTACTAATACCATAACAGATAAACCCAAGAGAACGTACGATGATATATTACAGTGCTTAATCCAAATATCAAAATATTTGGGTTGATTATCACCACTCGCAGTCTGAAGTGCATTTAACCCTCCTAAAATTGCAACTGCTTGTAATAAATATAAAATTTTTATTTCAATATGCTGTTTTCTCGAAAGAATTTGATTATATTTCTCTTTAGAATCTTCATATATTTTTTTTATATTATCATCTAAACTCGTTATTTTAATCACCTCACATTCTTTACTCATTGTACAATTTTTTGGGTTATTTTACAATATACTTATTATTGATGTAATTATATACAAACTTATATAAGTGATTCAACTCAGTGTCTTGATTTAATTGACATATTAAATTTTTTCCAAAAAAATAAAGGGCACAGGATTACTCCCATGCCCTAAAAATTATTTTATATCATAAAACCAACTTCCTAGTATATCTTTTAATTCTAAACATCTGCTCATAGGCAAGTTTTGAGTTTCAACCCAAATTCCTTTATCATTTGAATTAGCATAAATACGAATATCCTTGAAATATTCCTGTACATATTCCATGTCCACACCTACAAAACTTCCATCACCTCTGTATCCATTTGGAAGATAAGTAGTTCTTACATATGCAGTAGTTTTATTTAGTATTCCTTCATTAAACTCATTCATATCACAATCAGTATTTATTCCACTTACTGATCCTGTTTCGCTATACTGATGACCTACTCTATTAGTAAAGAAATTAGAATTTAATTTCCATGGAGCATTGTTATAATTTGCTTCCCATAATGGATAATCTACAATTCTATTATCCAAGTTATCCATAAAACTAGTATAAGTATAAATACCTATTTGCATATTAGATAGCTCTTTGAATTTGGCAATAAATCTTAATATATAATCCATTAATCCATCAAAATTAGTTTCCACATCTAGCATTGGAATGAGATCATTAGCTTTATCCTTTATGGCATTATAAAAACTATTAGCCTGAGTTTCTGGAGCACTGGTTCCAACTAAGAAATGATAAAACCCTGTTTTTAATCCTGCGTAATGTGCATTTGAATAATTAGTATCTAAATAACTATCAGTAAATGTTGTCCCTTCTGTAGCTTTAATATATACAGCTTCTATGCCTGCTGCTTTTACCTGGTTAAAATTTATGTTCCCATTATGATTGCTTATATCTATACCTTTCATTTATATCTTCCTTTCTTATTTTAAATATAAAAATAAGAGTAACCCTAAAGGCTACTCTAAAAACTATGTTTATACTGTTTGAGGTGCATCAGCAGGTTTTACCATTAATGCTTGAACTTTATTAAATTGATCTGTTAATGCTGCTAATTCAGCTTTTAAATTAGTATTATCTTCTTGCAACTGTTTAAGTAAAGTAGAATTATCTACAACTGCTGCTTTAGTTTGATTTGCTTCTCCAGCTATTGCTTGTCTTATTTCTGCAATATCATCTGTACTCAGCTCTGGGAACTTAGTTAATAACAGTTTATCGAACATCTCTGCTTTACTTGCAAGTTTTTCTTCTACAGTCTTTGAAATTCTGAAATGTTCATCTACTATATTCCAGACAGCCTTTCCCACAGTTATATAATTTTTATTCTTTAAGATCTGCTCTTCAACTCCACTTTTAATTAATTTACTTTCTAATACCTTAATTATTAACTTTAATGCTGTTCTTATCATTTTACATACCACCTTTTCTATTTAATTAATTTTGATAAACTAAATAAAACTCCTATAGCACCTGTTATTAAAGCACCTATAGCAGTTTTACTTAACCAATCAATTGTTTTTTCTAAATCTTCTATCCTGTGATTCGCCACTTTAATTTTCTCATCCCAGTTCTCTGCATTCTTCTCTAGTAGAATCTCTATTCTAACTAGCCTTTCTTTGATTTCTTGTATTGTTTCAGTTTCATTCATGCTACACCTACCTTGTCTCATATTTTTGCAAAATAAAAAGAACCTCTTAAGTCCTTAATTTTTAAAGATACTTTTGAAGTTCTTCAGAATTCTTTAATTTTAATTTTCCATCCACAATACAGAATAGATTTTTATTTATCATTACATATTCATCATAATCAACTACTACGAAATCATATATCATTTCGTAGTCCGCTTGTAGATCTCCATACACAGACATGTTCTGTTCATCTTGAATTATATCTGTCAAATCCCCATTGCTCTTTCTAAAAAACACCGTCATTTTTTTGTTCAATTCAACTTCCACCTTTCTACGCTATTAAAATGTAACTTACTATAACTCCGCCTCCATTGTAATTTAAAGTCTTTATTGTAACGCTTGTACTTGTAATATTAGTGATTTGAGCTCCTACTGAATGAAGTAATCCTGAATTTTCAAAAAGTTGAAATGCTACACTAACTATTCCTTTTGGTACTGTGCCATTTAGCATAGTGACTAAATCACTTGGGTATGATACAGTTAGTTCTTTTCCTGATGTACCTGCCGGAACATCTACTGATACCTGTCCTGTATATGTTATATATTTATAATTATAATTTGAACTGCCTACATGGTGTTGTAATCCATTTGCACCTAATACAGTATAATCCCCTGTGCTTGTATCTCCAAAAGTTGCTCCATCTTTATTAACTTTAAAATAACTAGATATATTATTAAATGCTGTCATAACTTCCAATGGCGATTGCGTTATTGTAGTCCCTATACTGGAGTTTAAACCTAACACATAATCTGTAGCACCTGAACCTTCTTCTACCTGTACATTATCTATTAAACTCCATGCATATCCTGTGCTATGAAATCCAAATCTTAAGTATCCTCCTACCATTCCACTTGGTACAGTAAAAGTTACACTGTACCTTGCCCAATCCCATTGGCTAGGAGTTCCACTGCAACTTACATTTAGTGATTTAGTAGAATCCACCACTCCGTTTGAATCATAGAAATATATATAACTAGATCCACTAGTCCAACTACCTCTTTCAACATGATAATATGACAAAGTATATGTTTTACTAGCAGTCAACTTAACATCTAAATTTTTCGTTTCTGCATACCAATCTCCAGCACTCCCTACTTCTATAAATAAAACATTGTCACTAATTTTAGTTCCTGCAAAGCCTAACCAAGAAGATGCATTTTGAAACGTTACTGTCCTATAGTTAGTAAAAGTACCACTTGTATACGTCAAAATAACGTCTTCATCAAAACTGGAATTTTTCAATAAATTCTTTGTGCTAACTGTTTGATTTACTTTACTTGTAATACTATTCAACTGCAAATTTATAGAACTCTGCATACTGCTTATAGTTGCATTAGTAGAATCTATCTTTCCATTTATAGTGGTAACTGCACTATCTATATTGCTTTGTTCTACTTTTAAAGCTATTTGATTTTGTAGCACAGAAACAGAACTTTGTAAGCTAGATACTGAACTATTTATGGTTGTGATTTGAGTGTCTACATCTTCAGGAGCAGGTGTCCACGTTGTAGCTCTATTTCCTTCTTCTAATTTTAAGCTGTGGACATACAATATATCTCCTGCTTGAAACCCATTATAAAATACAAATTGATGATAAGTATTGGAATCCGTAGTAAATGTATAGCTAAACTTCTGCCATGATGTCGTAATATTGCATGCTATCCTTCCAGCTTGTTCATGACCTACTGTAGTTAATGTAAGATTTCTACTGGCTTTTAAATATACTGACCAAGTATAAATTTTTCCGCTCGTTAATGCTGGTGCTGTTTTATAAAACCCTCCAGCACTATTAGTAATTGCATTTATTGTAACTTGTGCAGCTTTTCCACTTAAAGCTGTGTTCTCATTTATAATATTTGCTGTAGCTGTCGAAGCATATCCATTATTCCATGTAGATGTACTAGTTGGCATTGTATTAGTTATTAAATTTCTACCACCTATGCTCAAATTATCAATAGCACTCTTAGCCGCATTTGCTGTTGTAGTAACACTAGAAACATTGCTATTTAAAGTTGTTATACTTGCATTAATTCCAGTCACACTTGTTTCCAACGTTGAAACTCTATTAGTAACACTTGTCACTGTGCTACTATCTGCCTTATTCCCTAGAGTTGTATTAATACTAGAAACAGAACTTTGCAAACTTTGAACACTTGCTTTAATAGAATCTGTAGTCTGATTTATAGTAGATACATTGCTATTAATAGTTTGAGTTGCATAATCTTTTACTGATTGTATGGAACTATCTATATCTTCTGGTGCTGGTGTCCAGTCTGTTGCTTGATTACCTTTTTCTAGTTTTAATTTTTCAAAAGTATAAGTACCTGAACCTAAAGAATTGCTACCATACCAAATTGCAAGTTTCGCTGTTGTACTTGTTGTTTTAAATATATAACCTGTGTTAAATAAACCACTTGTACCAAGGCTATCTGTTCTTGTTAATTGATTTCCGTTAGCATCAATTTCCCTTAATGACATCCATCCATTGGCAACACATCTAAATGTATATAAAGTGCTAGGCGATATACTCATTGTAATTCCTAGTGTATCTCCTCCATAATTGGTACTAGATATTAAAGTTATTTTTGAATTACTGTTTACTGTTGCTAATGAACTTATTGTCCATAATCCACTATTGAAATTTCTTAATAAATTCCTTCCACCAATACTTAAATTAGAAATAGCTGTTTCTGTATTTCCTACTCTTGTAGTAAGTCCAGTTGCTGTAATTTCCAATGAAGAAACTCTACTTGTAACATTACTAACATTAGTATTTAAAGTTGTAATATTATTATTGGCTGTAGTTATTTGAGTAGCTTGATTTGATACTGTAGATTGTGTGCTTGATAGACTTGCACTAATATTATTTACAGTAACTTCTAAAGCCGCTTCTTTACTAGTAACCGATGTAATATTTTTTGTATTAGAATCTATTTCACTTGTATGCTGTCCTATAGTGGTTTGCATACTGTTAATAGTGTTAACTGTACTATTATAAGCGTCCTTGAGCTGTGTTGTAGTTCCATTAGTAGTAATTGTCGTATTACTTATTAATGTACTAATTTGCCCTTGAATAGCGCTTATAGATGTTGTGTTAGTATCTGTTGTTGTCTTTACTCCATCTACTTTAGTATTAATATTATTAAATGCAACATCTAAAGTCTGTCCTGTAAGATTAATTGCTACCTTACTTGCATTTATATAGCTTGTATTTGTAGCTTTATTAAATCCAGTTACAAAACTACTATAATTTATTTGCTGTTCTCCTATAGCACTATCAGCAACCATATTTGCTTTTATCAATTTGTCTGCTATAGCATTTGCTTTTACACCAGTTCCATCTATAAGAGTTGTAGTTCCATCACCTGCAACCAGAATAAAATTAAAATTTCCCTGTGCATCCTGTCCCATTTGAATTCTAACTTTACCATTTTTATCTTTAAACTGTTGTGTAGCTCCTGCAATAAGTAAACTACCATCACTACTTGTTACACTTATTTTACTAGTGTTTAAGCTACCAGTATTTATCTTAGTTGCATCTAAGCTTTCTATCATTGCATTCTTTATAAATCCATTATCTACAGTCACTTTACTAGACGTTAAAACGAGGGATTGAATATTAGCACTTGTAAGATTTCCGTTAATTAATGTCTTAACATTTGCTAAATCTGAATTTAAATTAGCTACGGTTGCATTAGTTGCGGTTAAATCTCCAACATTAGCCTTATTTATTAATGCACTATCTATATTTGCTATACTTGCATTTAAATTTGATACATTTGCTTTTACTGCATCCAATTGATCTACTGTTGCATAATTAATAAGTGCTGTATTTATAGTGGCTACATTAGCATCTAGTTTATCTATTCTAGCACTATTGGCTTGTAAATCAGCTATACTAGCTTTATTTATAATAGCTTTTTCTGCTATTAAAAGCTTAACAGATAGTCTTTCTATATTTTTTGTTGATGATCCACTAGCACTAAAGGAATTTGAATTTTTAGTTTCTCCTTTTGCACTTGTTTCAGCACTAAGTCCACCGTTATAAGTTAACTTATTAGCATATACAAGAGCCTTCCTTGTTACATTATTTTTATCTATTACTGTAATAATATCCAATGGATCTAAAGACAAATCTCCTTGCCACTTTAAAGTGTAGCCAAGATAGCTAAAGTTTTTAAGCTTATTATAGATATCATTAAGAATAGATTGCGTTACCCATGGATTTTCAAACGTAAGCTCCATACTATCACTAGATAAAGCACCAACTGATATTGTATTTTTATCATTTACACTGTCATAGTCATCACTTTCAGAACTATCATTATTACTATTACTTTTGTTTTGACAAGTAATCATTCCAATTTTATAGGCTTGATCCTCTAACTTGTAACCAGTAGAAAAATAATTATCTGCTGTTATAGTGCAATCAACTTCATGAGGATATATTATTGTAAATTTATTATCTCTTGTTATATATGCATTACCGCCACATACACTTGCTACATAAGCTAAAACCTCTCTGCATGTATAACCTTCTAATTTAGTTACCGTATAGTTTGGCAATGTTCCAGTAAATTCTACGCCTGTAATACTAGCTAATTCATTTACTACCTGTTGCAACGTTGGATTATCACCTAATTTACTGAAATAGCCAGTTTCAAACTTAACCATGTTGTCATAACAAGTGAGTTTTACTGTATAATCTGTTTTGCTAACATCATCAATATTAAAGGTACCAAATGGAATATACTCTATAGAATTATTTATCTTAAGTCCAATTTCAACTTTTATTTCACCTACACTTGCGTAGGCTGCACCATCATTTTTTAATGTTATATCAATGCTTTGAGAAACTGTATTCCCTATAGAAAAGCGATCACTAGCCTGTACAACTGTAGGCACTATTTGTATAATATCGCTATTATTAAATACTCTATTTCCTAATGTTATTCTACATTCAAAACTTCTCGAAGGTTTTTTAATAAACGTTTTATAACTATCAGATACGTTATACACATTAAACCTCCTTTCCCCTAAGATTTAATTCATGCTATTCTAATATCATAAAATCTAATTCCATTAGCTCTCCTGGTGTGAAATTTACATTAGAATTAAGTAATTTGTCTATATTAATTCCTCTCACATCAAGATCTACTTCTATATCAAGCAATTCATTATATTTTTTATCGCATTCTTCTTCCTTCCCCTCTATGAATACAAATTTGTTATCCTTAATCTTTGGTTCTCCATGTTCATCCTTTATAGCATATTCTTTTATAATTTTCATTTTTTCAGTTTCAAAGATCTTAAGTTCCTTATTAATAGAATTAATGTTCTTAGCTATAGCGTAGCTCACTTTGACTGGTAGCTGTTTATTAGATAACATACCTAATACTTGTACTTTACTTTGTAATTCTCTATTTGTAATTTTCATTTATATCAATCCTTCCAAATCTTAATATAAGAAAAGCACCCTTTAAAGAGTGCTATAAACTAAGCTGTTGCTGCATTATCTGCGGTAGTTGCTGTTAATTCATCCTGTGCCGCATAAACCATAGTTTGAAAATCAGATATATCTTTTCTGCATTCTGTTTTATTAGCTGTATAAACGCTAGAATTAGTAATTGAGGTAGAAATATTTCCTGTATTACTTCCATCCGTAGAAATACTTGCACTCATAAACAAGGCTTGTGTCTCTCCCACCATTGATGTTCCTGTAATTGTTATATTCTTATTTGTTTTTAGCATAAATTAATCACTCCTATTTCTCTATAAAATTCATTTTAAGACCTTTCCATCTCATTTCTTGGCTGTCTTCATCAAATAAATATGCAGGTGCTGTTCTATCTCCTACATACATAGTTTTTGTTATCATACCATCTTTAGGGTCTGGAAATGTACATTCAAAAAATTCAGCGTCTACAGCATTTAATAGCGTTGATATTTCATCTTGGTTTAGTGGCCCCCATTCCATTTCTAACTTTCTCTTTGTAGCTATTCTATCTCTTATTAATTCTCCATTTGCATTTCTATTTGTTTCACCATCTATGTCGTTGATTGATGGTTGATATGTTTTAGGAGCAGTAATCTCTACTCCATTAACTTTAAGCATATTACCACTCCCTTTAAATTGGTATTACTGTAATCTTTCCTTGCCTTTGTGCCTTCCTTAACTGGTCTATTGCAATCTTTCCAATAACATCACTGTCAAGCATAAAGATTACATCTCCACTACTGTTTTGAGTTGACCCTGAAGAATTATTTCCACCTATTTTACCTGCGATCTTTCCTGCTAAATCATCAATCCATCCAGTATTATTCTCTAAAGGCATTACAGCTTCTTTACCTGCTTCACCTACCATTGCTAAAGTTGGACTATCTATTATCCCCCCAGTAGCTAGTTTAGGAATTGAATCAATTGTGTCTAAATGAACACTCCAACTCTTTCCACCTACTCCCGGAATCCAATCTGGAATATCTACATGTATCTTATTTAATGCTCTAATAGCTGTATTAACTCCAGAAATTAAAGTATTAAGAAAACCTATAACCGCATTAACTGGTGCCCTTGCAAGATTTTTCAATCCATCCCATATATCACCGAACTCTCTTACTATATTACTCCATGCACTACTCCAATTTCCTGAGAATGTTGTATTAATATAGGTTACTATACTATCCCAGATTCCTTGTGAGGTTGTTGCTATTTCATTCCACTTTCCTGATAGCGTGGTTTTTATTGTGTTCCACAAACCTGGCGCATCATTATTTACCTCTGTCCATTTATCATTTATATATTTTTTTATATTATCCCATGTATCACTTGATGTTTTTGTTATAGAATCCCACTTCTTAGAAAGAGTTGTCTTGATAGTTTCCCAATCATCAGACGCATCTTTGTTAACTGCGTCCCACTTTTTAGACACATAGTCTTTAATATCATCCCAAGTTTTATTTGATGCAGTTGTAATCAACTGCCACTTTTCTGCAAGAGTAGTTTTAATACTTTCCCATTTAGTACTTGTATCAGTTTTAACTTCTTCCCACTTTTGACCTATATAGTTCTTTACTTCTCCGAATTTTGTTGAAGCACTTTGACTAATTTCTCCCCAGTTGGTTCCTAGCCATGCATTAACTCGCTCCCATGTTTCAGTAGTTTTAGCATATATTTCATCCCAATGTTTTGCGATTTCAACAGCCATAACTCCAAGTGGGCCAGCTGTAAAAAGTGCCAATATATCCAGTCCCCATTGTGAAAAGAAATTTTTAAGTCCACTCCACGCATCCGTCGCAGTATCACATATCCCTTGCCAAATTGGTGTTAAATATTCTTTTACAGTATCCCAATTCTCATACAATGCTACTCCGGCAGCTATTAATCCACCTATTGCAAGTACAGCGATTCCTACTGGACTTGTTAGTGCTCCTAGCGCTATACCAAATGCACTCATTGCTGTTTCAGCGATAGTTGAAATCATAGGCAAGCTTGCTATTTTAGACGCAAAGTTTTTAAATATATTAGGGAATGATTTTATTTTTTCTCCTAAGGTAGTTGCTTTTGTTGTTGTTCCTTCTAATACCGTTCCTTTTTCTAATATTGACTTTGTACTTTTTTCAGTTGCTAGTGCACCTTTTTCCATTGTTAAAGCTTCAGCTTCAAACCCTTTAATTTTAGCTGCTGACTTTTCTAATGCAAGCCCTTTTTGTAATACTGATTTAGTATTCTTTTCGGTTGCTAATGCCCCTCTCTCCATTGTTGCAGCTTCGGCATCAAATGCTTTAATTTTTGCAGCCGCTTTTTCTAATGCTGTCCCTTTTTCTTTAACTGCCTTTGTGTTTTTATCCATAGCTGATTGTCCAGATTTAGCGGCGTCTTTTTCGGATTTACCAAAACTAAAAAATTTATCTTTTAAATTTCCTAACTTTGTAGTCAATGCTTTAACTCCATCTGTTATAAGACTACTAAGTTTCATTCCTGCCATTACAGTTACCCATGCTCCAAAAGCTATTGCTAAACCTTCAACTAATGTTTTATTTTGGCTAACCTTATCAATCAAATACCCTAGCCCATCTAATAGATATCCTAAAATATCTGCAACTTTTCCTATAATCGGTGCTAGATCCTTAAATATATTACTAAAGTCAGAAAAAGCATTCCCACTAATTTTTAAAATTAACTCAGCAACCTTAGCGATTAGTTGTAATATTCCATCAAATAGATGTTTTCCACCATTATCCCAGATAGATTTAAACCCATCAGCTAAATTGCCTAATCCATTAGAAACATCAGTTGCGAATTGTATTACTGTTGGAAAAATTTCATCTGATACTTTACCTAAACTTTCTCGTATTCCTTGTCCTATATCACCTATAGTGGTTAGTATCTTCCCAAGAGTACTAAGTAAGCTATCCATTAGTGTATTGCCTGCATCGTTACTTTCCCAAGCATTCGCCCACTTATTTGCTATATCAGAAATAGTTCCAACTATGTTATCAAGTATTAGTAAAATTGCACTACAAATAGTATCTCCATTGCTTTCCCAAGCTTTTGAAAAACTTTCTGTTATATCTTTTATAGATCTCAAGCAACCATTTAATAAATTTAAAATATCAGTTATTAGTTGTTTTCCTAATCCACCATTCCATGCATTTTTAAATGAAGTTGCTATCTGTTTAATAATAGTAAATATATTTTTCAATATTTCTAATATATTAGTGCAAATTTCTACACCTAATCCACTATTCCATACATCTCTAAATGTTGTGCCTATAGTATTTAAAAGCTGTAGTATTGCATCTAATGCGTCTAATATTGTTTGCACAACTTGTTTCCCTAAATCTCCATTATCCCAAGCAGTTTTAAAGGCTATTGCTATATCTCCAATAATATTAAATACAGTTTGCAATAACTTTAATATATCAGTACATACTTTTACGCCTGTTCCGTTATCCCAAACATCTAAGAAAGTCTTTCCTATATCCTTTGCTAAGTCCCAAATGCTACCTAAAGCGTATTTAAGAGCATCCATAGTCGCTTTACCTTCATTTGCCCATGCTTCTTTCATAGGATCAAAAATTTTGCTCATTATATCTTTAAACTTTTTAACCCATTCGGCTGTGGCTGCTTCTATAGGTGCCATATTAGCCATCGGTGTTATTGGTGTAACTACGCCACTTCCGGCAGGTGTAGGAGTCTTTTCAGAAATCTTATTTATTTCATCAAAACCCATTAGTACTGATTTTGCATCTTTGCCAGCTTTTTTAGCTGCGCTTCCAGCACTTCCAAGAGCTGTTGCTGCTTTCTTAGCTGCTTTCTCCTGTTGTTCATAAGCTCCAATAGAATTCTGTAAATTTTGAGCAGACTTAAAACCAGCTTCATAAGTAGAACCAAATAGCTGATTTATAAAACTTGCAATATAAGCTGTTGCTGTTGCTAAAGAACTCATTAAACTATTTAAAGCTGGTAAGACTGCATTATATATTGGAGCAAATGCGGTATACAAGTTACTTTTAATCTGATTAAGGCTATTAGCAAACTGTTGGTTTGACATAAAAGCACTACCTAAAAAGCTTGTCATAGCTTCAAGGCCTTTCATCAGCATAGGTAACACAACCATCCATGTAAAAAACTGTCTCATAATATTGCTTAAACTATAATGCATATTATTCATATTTTTGTTAGTATTATTACAACTAGAACCTAGGCTTTTTAAAGATTCTCCTAATTTCTTAGACATATTAGCAGTTCCATTTGCGAGACTTCCAAAAGCGCCTGTGGTTTTGTTAAGTAAATTTATCTTACTAGCTGCTTCACTTGCGCCTTTACCAGCACTTGCAAGTTTTATATCTAAATCAGCAAGTTTAAAACCCAATTTATCAGATTTATTAATAAGTCCATTTATAGCAGATTCAGTTCTTAATATTTGTTCTTCTAATGCATTCTTCCTAGCTTCATTAAATGTATTAGAATATTGTTCTTTTAATCTTCCAAGTTTAGCCTGTTGTTGCTCTATCTTTGCATTAACAATATCTAATTCTCTTGCCGCATTATCAATTTGAGCTGTTAAAGCTGTTGCATCTATACTGCTCTTAGGTGGGCCACGTGTTGTTGTTTGATTTGCTATATTACTTGTCTTTGGCTTAGCTATATCTATCTTAGGAAAGCTTATAGATGGCATTTTAATATTCTTCAATACATCTAACGCGGATGTAAATGTACCTCTAATATTTTGTTTCATCTTATCTAAACCACTTTTTAAAGAGCTACTCATAGATTGCATATTCTTATTCATGCTTTCATTCATACCATCAAACATACCTTTTGTAGCATTGTCCATGGTATCTTTGAGCCTCTTCCCCATAACATTACTAACTTTACTAATTTTATTAGCTAAGTCACTTGTAACCTCTAGATCAAGGGTAATCTTACCTACACTATCACCCGAGCCTGTACTTTCAGCCATTTAAACACCTCCTTCCAAATAAAATAAAGATGCTTAGATTTTTCTAAGCACCTCCAAACATTTTTGACATTATTTCTTGGAATTCTTTAGCCTTTTGAGCCTTTTCTTCTTCAGTCATTTCCTCTATAGGATTATTTCTATTTCTCCATTCATTTCTAATTTCATGTTGTTCTTTAGTAAAGTTTTTGAGCATATCTTTATCTTCTTCAGCACGAATAGAAACTATTTGCCCTAAAGGAGTCTTTGGCATTATTCCGGTCAATAATGTACAAAACTCCGAGAACGTCATATCATTTTCTTCTCGAAGTCTTATACCATATTGCATTGCAAAACTAGATTCTATTAAATCCCAATCATCGTATAAGTCATACCACTTATTTACTGGGTGTTGAATTATCTTCTTGCTTCTTTTCTATTTCATCAAGATCTACATCTGCAATTGCAGCCATTACAGCATTTACTATTGCAACATAACCTGGAAGTTTTAAATCTAAACTCTTAATATATTTAATATCATCAGGTTTAAACGCAACTCCTAAAACTTTTTCAATTTTCTTTTCTTCATCTAATTTTTTATCCTCCATTGTAGCTTTAATCATCATTGCTGCTGCAAAGCTATCATTTATTTTAAAAACGTGATCTTCATCAATCTCAATCTCTGCTCTTTCTTTTGCATTCATGATTTTATTTACTATATTATATCTTTTTCCCATTTATAAATCCCTCCTAAGGTGTTGTAGTTGTTGCTGCTGTATAGTTTGGCCTTCCATCACCTAGCAGCTCAAACTCAAGTGGAGCTACTTTACTTGAATCATCTCCACCTGGATTTGTTACATCAATTACACAATCAAATTCAAGTTTATCTCCATTAGGAAATACTATTGCTGCTTTAGTACTACAATCTAATCCATCTTTCCATGCTGTAGCTGCTACATAATCATTTCCTGCATCTCCAACATTTCTTTTCCCCTTCACACTTATAGAAAATCCTTTGCCTGTCATTAAAGCTCTTTCCCATCCTTTTGTAGTCATTGATGTCCACTTCTCTGTTTTTCCATCAATCTTCATAGAGAATGTTTCCATATCAGCTATAGACTTCATATCTGAATCAGTACTTGATTTTCCTTTTATACCAATCTTAAAATCAGTATCATAAACAGGATAAACTCCACTTTCAAATGTCATTTAACATTACCTACCTTTCAAAATAAATTACTGTTTCTATTACAAATTCAAAGACACCATTGCTATCAGTACCTACCGTAACTGGCTCCGGTGTCCTCATATCAAATTTAATTACTCTTTTTCCACCTATAGTGGCACTCTGTCCAAATAAAGAATTATACACTTCTTGTGCTTTTTGCTCTGCTGTATTAGAGTTTTTGCTCCAATGTATTAATATAGAGATAGCCTTAGTAGAATAACTTGTATTATCTAATCCACCTAAGGCTATAAAAGGCTTTGGCCCTTCAACTCCATATATTCCTATACATTGTTCTACTGTTCCATCAATCCTACCAGTGTACCATTGAGGGCAATCTATTACTGTTTTCAAATAGTCTTTCACTTCACTTAGTAGCATTACTTCACCAATCCTTTACTAAGCTGTTTTAAGAATTTCATATAAGTTTCTATAACAAAATTCTTTTTATCTCCATCTACATATGGCTGCATCCATTTACCTCCTGCATTAACATTCTTATCAGTTCTGAATTTATACTCAGGATGCCAATATAAGCGTCTAGCATATGGAGTATCAAAAATTATAGATGCAACCATATTTTCTATTTCAGAATCATCTACAAAACCACTATCCTCTAATGTTCCATGCTCCTTAGGAACTACAGCACTAGTTTTTATATCACTTAATAATGCTTCAACTGTCATTTTAAAAGCTTGTTTACTTGCTTTATCTAATTGACTAATCTTAGCTTTATCTAATTTAACAGTTACTTTTACGCTCATTGCAAATTCAACTCCGTCGAGAAAACTGAGCCATCAGGATTAAGTGGTCTTTCAGCACCATATATCTTTTTATTAGCTCCATTGACTTTAATATAACCTTGAATTGTTTTTCCTGGATTTATATCACCTTCAATAACAGCTTTTCCACTAAGAGTTATAAGTTCTCTTTGTGCATTTAACACTTGTTTTGTTTTATCAGTATAAATGCATTTACCTTCATATAGTGGTGTTTCTTCTTCTCCATCTTCACCTATAACGGTGCCTACGACTTTTATATCTGTCTTAGCTTGAAATCTAGGAAAAGGCAATTTCATTCCCATGCTTATAACCTCCTACATGTCAATCCTGTTTGATTGATATAGTTTAATACCTCTTGTGTAGTAGTGATTCCATTAACCTTATTAGCATTAAAATTAACAGAAATACTACCTGCACTGAAACCACTTAAAGGCATATCGATATATTCTCCATATTGCTCCACAAAGTCAGCATGGAGGCATACCGCTTTCTTGATTTTATCTTGTTGAAATGGTGTTAGATTATCAAATCCAATCCCAACAATTCTATTATAAGTAAGTGAATTAATTTGATCTATAGCTCTTTCTAATTTACTATCAAGCTTATCTGTTATTAATCCGCCAAAGGTAGAATAATAATCTTCATCTACATAAACCATATAATCACATCCTATTTAGTTTCTTTAAATTTTGATAAGATTGCCTCTTTAGTAGTTGCATCCCCTAAGTCAACTTTTCTATCTGCTGCATATGCTTTTAACTGATCTACTGTCATTGCAGAAAGTTTCAATTCTTCATTTTCTTTTTCAAGGGCTGTACATTTATCCTCTAATTCTTTATATTTATCATATGAAATAGATTTACCTAATCCATTTTCAACTACATTTCCTTCATCATCTGTAATATCAAAGCCTTTTTTCTTATAACTATCCTTCTCAGTTTCAGTTATTGTATAAACTTTATTCCCTTTAACTGCTTTCATCTAAATCCCTCCTAAGCTTGTACATTCATGGCAACTCCGTCAATTTTCTTTTCAAGTAAGAATAAGTCACCAAAGTTTCTATTTTGATATAAATAACCATCTGCTGTTCTTGAATCAGTCCCAGGTGTAAATAGCTTAATATAAGAATATTTATCTCTACAAACAACACATGATGGATGAATTAATATGAAATTAATTTGTTTTGCTGTTGGATCTGCAACACAACCATCGGTGAAATTGTATTTTGTTTTCATTCTAGCTGCCGGAACAATCTTTATATCTACATCATCTAAACTGTAAATATTTCTATTAATACTATTAGGGCTTGTTATCATAATAGTTCTTTGCATTCCCTCCGCATTTTTTACAACCTTATTCATGGAAGGAGTTATATATAGTACTCTACCTTCCGAAGGTACTCCTGCCTCATCCATCTTAGCCATAAACTCATCAAATATATTTAAGAAAGTAGCTGCATCTGCTACAGTATTATCAATTTTAGCACTGTATGTTACTGCTTCAGCATTAAGCTTTGAGAATCTATAGCAATCTTTTTCTGGAATCGCTTGTTCTGTTTCAAAAGTGTTTTGGATATTTGCAGTTGATAAAGTCAGATTGGTTTCATCAATATCCATTGGATCAATCCAGAATTCAATATCTCTATCATGGGAAAGTTTCTTTGCTTCCCAATCATTTGACATAGTTCCAGAATTAAAGCCCGCTGTTCTTGTATGATCTTTATAACCACTTAAAGACATTCTAGGCAATTTAATTACCTGTGCATTTATAAATTGCACTCCTAAATTTGATTTTGTTAAATCATCAGATTTTGATTCTATAGCATATTTTTGTTGTAATAAGTCTGTAAATTGTTCAGCATAATCATATACTGGCATGTAATCATCTCCTAAAATTATTTATTTTTTATTCCGAATGCGGCTTTTAAAGCTTCATCCATATTAACTTTTGCACCTTTGCCACCACCAACTTTTTTAAAACCCTTTTGGTCTTCTTCTGTAGTGGTTTCCCCTTTAAAATGAGGATATTTTTCTAATACCTTGTCAATTGCTTGATCTATAGTAATTTCATCCGATACCATAGCTTTAGCTAATACAACAACATCATCTAATGCAGTAGGACTAACCCCTTTAGAAAGGCAAGTAACTTTTGTTTCAGCCAATAAGGCTTTTTCTTCTGCTTCTTTTGCCTTAGTTTCAGCCTGTGTTAATTTTTCATTCTTCTTTTCATCCTCTGTTTTTTGGCTATCTTTCCAATCTTGATAAGCCTTAAGCTCCTCTTTTGAAAGTTGACCTTTCTTTTCTCTTGCAAGCCTGTCTTTTATCATCTTATCAACATCTGCTTGAGTAAAAGTCTTATCTTCCCCTTTCCCCCCTTCACCTTCTCCATCTTTATCGGTATTTGTATTACCTTCTCCGCCTTCTCCAGCGCCATCACCTGCACC